CCGCTAAACTTCCGATGGTGTCCACCACGAAGCCGGGCAAGCACGCATCCACTTGATCGGTTTTTTGCGGCACGACGAAATATCCGCCGACTGGCGTATAACCCATAACCGTATTGTAGCTAGGATTTTCTAGCTCTAATTCTTCTAATCGATCGGGATCGGTCATCAATCCATAGATAAATAGCTTATCTCCAAATTTTATTTTGGCTTCATCCATATCGGTAGCGATCCATCCTCTTTTATTAACAGTTGATCCTCAAACATATCAATCTCATATACTTTTCCAGTATAATCAACCTCTTGTTTCCTAATAATACTAATTTCATAGACAGAACGTCTTACATAAACTGTGTAGGAATCTTTCTTGGTCACGCCCGCTGCGACTTTCGTTCCGGCTGGCTTAGACATAATCCTACTTACGGTAAAACCGCACAGTAAACCAAGAATTTCCAAGCTGTCTATCAACTCAGTGTTAGTAGTTGCAAACTGCGTTATCTTGTCTACGCCTTCGCCATCACGCCTAGAAGCCCGTATAAACATCTCTATGAGGGCTGTACCGTCTTCTATTGTGGTATTGTATATCATCTTATCAGGTATACGCATCTTCTTTCGTCTTCTGGATCCGAGTACACGAGATAGTTTATAGGCTATATTGTACTTGGCGGAAACAACAATCAGGTTTGGCTCTGTGAAGCCCCACGTTAAAGACAACCTATCAAGAATAGGGCAGATTAAATCCATATCTTTCTTGACATTCTTCTTATCTAGTTGTAAGATAAGTCTATTTCTGTTGCCATCGGTGCCGCCACGACGTAAAACAAAGCCAACGAGCTTATACCAGTCAGTATTCTCAATTGTATACTCACGATTTTCGTATTTTAGCTTTTGGGATGGCAAATAACTGTCCGGGGAGTACCGAGATCGGTGTTTTAGGCGATTATCTGGTTTGGCGGGGACATCTTTTGCCGTGGAAACGACGATACTTCCTTTTTTATCGGTATAAACTATCTCATGTTCCGGTGTTACCCTAAACTGGTAGTTTTTCTGGCCGCCTTGGACTAGTTTATCAGAATAATCCCTCTTTTTTATCGCAAAAGGCTTCGTAAACTGTGCGTCGCCAAGAAAATTCCGTGTAAGAACACGATCGTGGCCGCCAACTTCAGATATTTGCTTCCAGCCTTTGGTGGTTAGAACTTTTGTTTCTGCGGGAAAAGCCATACTACCACCTTATATAAGAGCTAATGTCTTTAGGTCGCATTAGGTTGCACGCCATATTAGCTATCATAGCCGAGTCAGCATGGTCAGGAGACCGTCCCAGGAGCTGTCTAAGCTCTTTTTTCTTAGTAATGCGGGGTTTGCCTGTATCTAAGTCAAAACGGTGTGCTGTGAGCTGTCTGAGCAGGTTGCCGTCTTCAATGATTGAGTAGAGTATCTTTATCTTTCCTTCATCTGCGTTCACCATGAATTGATAGAATCCATCGTTACGTGATTGGAGCGTAGCTTCGTAGACTTGGACAGGCCAGCCCATAACTCTCAGGGCATCTCTTAAACTGGCACCGATTCCGTTGCCTTCGATCGTTATATTGCGTGCTAGGTGCTTCGTAAAGCCATGTTTCTCGGCAAAAGCGATCAACTTACCCGCTATATAGAAGCCGATAGCGTCGTCCTTACCAACAGGAGACTTGATCTCTACCTGTTCACAAATAATACCTCCATCAACCAAAGTAATAACAGTTGAGTCCTTACCTTTATCAGACGGGTCAACGCCGATATATTTGTTAAACTTCTTAATTTTCCCATGCTCATCTACTTCGTGTCCTTCGTCATCAAATTCTTTTTCTGGTAGTTCATAAACTGTCATCTTATCTATCAGTGCCATCGGGAACAATGAATCATCTTCATCAAGATAATTCCAGTCACCGTCAAGCAGACGTTTCTTTTCTTGTGGTGGCAGTCGTTTCAGCCCCTCTATGTAGTTATCGTCAATAAATGGGTTGTCTAGTACGGTAGAACGAATGTAGGCAGCATATGCAGGAAGACGTTCACCATTAACCCAAACGTGTCCATTCTGCCATTTCTGTATACGTCCGGAGCCTAGCTGTTCATATTTATCATAAAACTCTTGGCGAACGAAACCAGGCGAGGGGTTACAAGACCCTACAACCTTACCCGTAATCCCGTATTCTTTGTTCTTCCAACGGTTAACACGTGAGCTCAGGACAGTAAATGGTTTCTTGTTCACCTCTCCTACCTCATCAACAAAAGCACCTGTTAACTCTAAACTACCGAGTGATTCCATTTCTGGGTCAGATGGTTTAGCAGTTAGGTCGAGCAGTAGTATCTCAGATCCATTTGAGTAAGTCAAGGTTGAATCGAGCAGGTTTAGCTTATAATCGTTCTCAGTAATGCCGAGAATCGGGTGTACTTTCCCAATCAAGGTTGCAATAGTCGTCTGCTTCAAACTCTTTAACTCTTTACGGGCAAGCCCCCAGCGAGTGCCAGGGTACTTCTTTGCGGCAATAGCAGTCAGTAGGCCGATAAGAAAAGACTTACCGCCTCCGGCTCCACCACCGAATACGATCGAAACTGTCTGCGGGTCGTTAAACTCTTGCATGGCAAGGGCTTGGACTTCGCTAATAGTTAGATCAGCTTCCATTCTCATCCTCGATCTGCTTGATCTCGCTGTCGAGGACTTCCTGTGAATCTATACCGTCACTCAGCACCTTAGATGGTACAACCTGAATCGTGAAGTTATCACGGGCAAAGAATCCACCAGCGTCTTCGAGTTGAACCTTATCACCGAACCCACTCTTACGGATCCATTCAGCGGCTTTAATGTCACCACCCATAGCTTTCACCATCATCACCGTAGCAATAATATATCCACCGTTCTTACTTGGTAGGCGGTTCCAGTATTCTGGCTGGTTCTGAATTACTTTATCAACGATAGTGTCATCATCGAGAATCTCTCTAATAATTCTATCTAGGTTCTTTGGTTTACGCTTTGGGGGCGGAACATAGGTTCCAGCTTCTTGCAAGGCTTTCTTTTCTTCTCTTTTTATTTTGGCGGCAGCACGTGCCTTCTCTAAGTTCTTGGCGAGTCGTGCTTTCCGCTCTTCGGGCGTTTCTTGTATACTCATACTCTTATTATACACTTTTGTAGAGATAACTAATAAAAAAGGAGCCCCGTTGCGTTTACATGCATGGGGGCTCCGGGCAACTGGATGTCTATTTTTATTTTTTGGTCAACAAGTCGATGATAGTCGTCTTGTCTAAAGCTTCGATCGAAAGGTCAACGTATTCTACCGTTTCGTCTAACTGGTTCTCTGGGATCTCTGTAACTACTGTACCACCAGCTCTGATGATTAACTGGTTAAGGTCAATCACGTCCGTGTACTGTGCTTTGATGTAGTCTAGAGCGTACTGAGCGTAATCAGTGTGCCGAGAAGTACGAAGATTATCAAACGCTGTTTCAGCGAAGATGAACCGACGAGTGTTTTCATCAGCGTAGATTACTCCTAGAGCCTTCTGGCGTTCTTTATCGAACTCAGAATCCACAACTAACTTAATCTTGTTAGAGTCAACAAGGTAGTTCTTGTTAATTGCCTGAGAGTCAGAGCCAACAAACATCTTGAATGGAACCTTGCAGTCTTCTTCGTAGTTGTAGAAGTTAAGGTTAACCATCCACAGTCCTTCGGCTTGGTTGCCGATGCGGAAGACTTCTGTCGCACCATGAGGAGCGTCAGTGATGTCGCCACTAAACTGCGTGTCGTTTCCACGGTATGCACCATCCCAACCAATCTTACCGCTGATGTTAGCCATAGAAAGGTCTAGGTCAACACGGTGTGAGCCGACGTTGCTCCAAGAAACACCCATAACCATGTCTTCATCGACTTCAACGTATGAGCCACTTGGGATGTTGCCAATGAACTGCTTTTCAGTTGTAGGCAGGGCGTAAACTAAGTTATCAGGAATAACGAATGTCTTGCCTTCTACGTTAGCCTTCATGTCGTTAACGATTGAATCTAGAACGAGGTGGTATGTGTACTCAGCACCGTCTTTGTTGCCGTTCTCAAACTTAGTAGCGTAAGACTTACCATTACGGACACGGTACAAGATACCTTCGTGGTCTTCAGTGCGGTACTTAAGAGCGTAAGCCAAACGAGCCTTGCGGAACATGTTAGCGTTGTCAAGAGCGGTGTCAAGTTCCTTAACGCCGATTGCTTCGCCACGCTTAATCTTACCAGTCAAGTCGTTTAGAAGGTCAGCCTTCATAGGAACGTGGTTCTTGACTGCTGAACGACGGATAGCGTTAACTACCTTCTTAGCCTTCTTGGTCTTGCGGAATGCAAGGAACACAGGCTTGTAGCGGTAGAACAACTTAGCGAGTTCTTCTTCGCCGTAAGTATCTACATACTTAACAAGCATACCCTCGTGAGTGAGAGCGAATTTGTCTTTAATAGTTTCAATAGTAGCCTTGTTCTTGATGATTTGGGTCATACCAGTGATCTTGTAGACCATGTAACGCAGGAACTCAAGGTTGTTAGAAGGAACGAAACCGAAGTAATCGTATAGTGCAATACGCACTTCCTTGTTCTTAACTTCCTGTGATTCTTTTTCAGTAACACCAACAACAGTTGCGACTTCGAGGACGTCCTTAATAGTAGCTTCTTTGAGTGCGATTCCGGATGAAAGAAACGCCAACAATTCTGCCTTAAGTTCGTCCTCAGTAAGTCCACGGATAACCGTCAATTTGAAGCCCTCAGTAATTAGGGGGATGTCCAGTTCTTCGTGAGGGACGAAAACTGTGTCGTGTGAGAAGAAGCCCATTTCCTCGAACCCATAGGTTGTCAAGTAGTGTAGAGCCTGTTCATACCAAAGCTGTTCCATAGAAGCGTCACGCACTTTAGCAAATGACTTATGGAATGATTTGTTTAGATCAGCACCATCTTTACCGTATAAATCGTTGACGTTCTTAACGAGAGCTTTAAGGTCTTCGCCCTTATACTCTGCGAGAACTTCAGGAGCAAATACAAAACCACTCTTAACGAACTGTGCGTTGACAGTCTCGAAACGTGTTTTATCAACAGGCGTGTTGCCCTTGATTGGTACTGCTTTGAATAGATTTAATGCTGATTTCATAATAATTTTCCTTGTTTAAGCGAGTTGTAATATAACCAATGTTTTAAAGAATCGAACTTTTAATAGGAACAACTTTTGCTTTTGAATAAAAATGGCGAGTAGTATAAAAAAGGTGCTCTACCACTGAGCTAACGAGCCGAAGCCCGTGCCGGATTCGAACCGACGTCCCCCGCTTAACAGGC